GCCTTTTCGCGTTACATCAACCTAGAAAAGAAACCCCTTTTTGATCTGGGGTCCCGATCTTTGGCATTCACATCAGGGGGATGTATGCGCGTCAAATTACATACCAATTTAAAACGAACGGAGGAGGCATGTCGTATCGGAAAGAAAAATCATTTCCTGCTGCAACAGCTACCTTTCGCAATCCTGCTTCGTCATCGTAGTTGCCGGACTGAATATCAGCTACTACTGGGAGGTAAGGAAAGTAATTTGAAGGAGGGGAATACTGTTGAATCCATTGCCATTCCGTCGTAGACAAGTACGGAACGGTGTACTCAAGTACCTGAGTTAAATCCGGTGACGCAACCGCCATACCGTCAAGAAGTCTCTCAGAGTCTCGAAGATTCAGGTTTGTTCCCATAGGAGCGAAGGGTTCCATTTTTACGAATAAATAAGACCCTGGCTTTGCTACGTGATCACTGGGAAAAGAATAAAAGTTTTTCCGTCTTGTCTGACCTTTCCAATACAAGAAAAGAGTACTGATCAAGTCAATATTGGAATTCTGGTACATGTTCGGACCAGATTGGAAAATTGGTGGTGTCTCTGTCATTACAGTTCCTCCTCGAATTGACCATCTCGACAACAAATTAGCAAACGACAAATCTTCGTCTGTTTTAAATGTCGGAGTTGGTTGTCCTCCACCTATAAAATCGGTATAAACCATCGATTTTAAGGTAGACTGAGACTCTCCTATTTCCTCGCTCGCAACTTCTCGCTTCCTCTGAAGTTTTAATTCCAGAGGGGATTGAGTAGTAGCTCTTCTTCCAGTTGGTGGAGGTGATGGTGGCACATAAGTTGATTGCGGTTCTCGTATAGATGAAAACATAAAATCTGGTCCTGCATTCCTCCAAATATGCATATGAACCTTCGGTACATGATCTCCCATCGTTGTTTCGACATTCATCATTGTTACTCTCACATATGGTGCTCCTTGAGTTGATCCAAGTACTGGACTCCAAGGAATACCTCGTAAATAAGGGACTGTAACATTAACTGTTGTCGTTCCGCGAATTGTAACTATTCTGGATATTATATCTCCTACTGGCGCGGAACCGGTATTCCACACCAATTGAATCATCGCTCGTGCTGATACCAATGGGGAAGAGACAAACACATAGGTGTAATTTATCGATCCTCTCCAAAATCTAAAAAACTTAGACATCAAAGCAATCCTATCACAATTGACTTGTTGCTCGCCAAAAGCTGTAGGCGCGACTTGTTCCTGAATAATATTTCCTGACACCATTGTAAATACCCCTATAAAACTAGGTTTTTTACAATAATCTATCACGGACATATTTAACGACGCATTATTCAATACTGTGCCACTAGCCAGGACTGGTGATTTTTGCGGATAATTCACTGAACCAAATATATCCTGAACCACTCTATCTTGTACTACTTTTTCCTCTGCTTTGTCAGGCGCCCCTCCAAGCCCCATTACAAACTCAGGTACCGAGCTCTCTGGGGGTGGTGGGATCTTAGATCCAAACATAGAGGAAAATAATGCTAATCCAGTTGTGCCTAGGACTCCTCCTATAGCATTAGCCATAACTGGACTAACTGTTGGGTTTTGCCACGCTGGGGGCAACAACTCCGTTGATGATTGGGAAACTCCAACTGCATCATCTACCACGAAAGCTATTGGTTGAGCTGCCTCAACTCCTTCCAGTCTTATATAGACCTTCATGTCTATCTTCGTTGTGGTAGATGAATCTAGGGTTTCCAATCCCGTTGAGACCATTCTCAATGCTAATACAGACGTAATAAAATCTGCCTGGGTAACATAATCAAGTCCCGCTGTATACAACCAATTGACACAAAATGGCCAGTCGATTGCAATCTCTGCTTCTTGTTGGGTGGATAAGTCTAACATGATTACGTCATTGTGACTATACCACCCGGGGTCCAACGTTCCTGTGGTATTTCGATGTTTAGTCTTTGGGCAAGCTGTCAAAAACAAGGCTCCATACTGAAATGGGTTTCCTTGATAAATGACCCTCCATACCAGTCTCTTAAATCGAAACATGCCAAACGTTTTCAGAGCAGCTCGAAATGCGTGAGGACACGTAGGTTGTGCAAAAAATATAGGATGGATCTCTCTATAATTAATTACATCTGAAAATTCCCCTACGTAATACTCTCTCTCCAAGATGTTTCGAGGTGTTTGGTCGGGAAAAGGATTTATGTCTCTAAAAGGGATGTAATGATCAGCTTCTTTTAGCTTATCCTCATTCAG